GGCCTAAGCCGCTTGTACCCCGGGGCACTCAGTGATGAATACCTTAAGTCATTACTGACAACCTTTTAACAAGCGTTCCACGTTCAGATACGTTTCTTGATTTTGAAGGGGGTCCCCACCATGTCGGGTGGGTCCCTTCATCAATGTTAACGTGTCCTACGTGCAATTCGGATATTCCGGAACCAACGTCTCGCTCTTTGAATTAGAACATTTCGAGGGGGCAAACTGGCCCCCCGAGATTCTAAGTCACGAGGCAAGGGAATGGTACCGAATATATCGTCGATTTCATCGACTACCTTTCATAGTCCCTCCAATTGTGTGAAGGGATCCATGTCGGGATCCATCGCAATATCCTCTAGCTGGGCCTTAAGCATTGACATAAGGTCACCAGCATGAAGGAAGGCTGGACGATAGATACACTCAACTACTTTATCCGATACTCAGAAGTCCTCACGAAGGGCCTCTAGTAGTACAGGATCTTTAGTAAATAATTGAGCGGAAAGTCGACGAGGATCGGCGGGTCCGGGAATCTTAGTACCGTAATGCTCTCTGTCCCGATACACAACTAGCATGGAATTAACCTTAGCGATTATAGGTGACAAAGCCTGTAATCGACGGCGTAATCCCTCTACTTCTGTATCCCAGAAAGATTGAAGAACCCGATCCCAGTGAGAGTGATCATAAGATGAGACTAAAGAGCTCATAGTAAGTCACCCCCGTAGAGAACGGGGTCACAAACCTTTCGGAGAGGTTACGGCAAGAAGAGTCATAACAACTCTACGGCCCATAGAGGCAAAAGGAGAATGGATAGCACCCTTGACTTTATAACCGAAGCCCATCATTGTAAGGACTGCGGGTAAAGTCAAACCGTATTTACGAGCAAATTCGAAGAGAACGGAAGTATTCCGCTCTGCAACGAGAAGCTCCTTAAAAGGTATAGGCGTAGCATCCTCAGGGGTTCAGAATTTCTTAGCAAACTCTATCGTCTTAGAATTCGACATTAGAGACTTGGAAAGATTGATTCCGACACCTAACTCCTCCATGATCTTTAGATATTGGGTAGCAACAGCGCGATCCGCTATCACGATGTCATCACCCAGTACTGCGTAAAGCGAGAACCACGAATACACGGACTTAGTTCGAGAGACTACCCGTCAATAAGCTCACTGCACTATAAAGTGGTGAGTTAAGGCGAGCATAGCTCACGAGGTTAGCGCACCCATTGGTTGACCAGTACCATAATATACGGTACGGCCATCGGCCCCCTCGATATGACGAGCACGAGGTAACCGATAACCACGTAGAGTAAGAATCGCCTTCCAGGCGTTCGCTACCCCGTTACCGACAAAGTAACTGAGTAGAGTAACCTGGAGGAGAACTGGTAATCGATCAGTAGCAGCGGACAAATCGTAACAGAAAGTCTGATTACGATTGGTCTCATTCATCCTTTTTAAAAGGATATGAATGGGGCGCGATTGATCGAAAGTACCATCTTGCTCTATCTGGGCCAATAGCTGGAAGATTGAGGCATGTAGCGGATAAAACAACCACTGCGTCCAACAATCCACCATCGCGAATACTCTTATCTTTCCTGCAGGCTCAAGCTTAAGTCCTAACTTACCCAAAGTACCAAACCTCTCACAGAACGATCAATGTTCGCCTCTAAATAGGCGACTGACACGGGCTGCGAGAGGGTAGGGAACCAGCGGTCAAGAGTTTGCCCCTTGGATCTTATTAACCCAAGTAGCGAACTCTTCGATCCAGTTAAGGAAATGGTGATTACCGGTAGCACGAGCAAAGCTTGTATAAGCAGATCATAAAACGGGATCTGAATATAGAAGCCATGCAGCTCCAATAATACCATCGAAAGAGGTGCTGATTTTTCCTGAACCAGCCATCTTTCCTAAACTAGGTGAAGTTTTGAACAAGAGGAAAGGTTTCGCCCGGAGTTGCTCCTTTAGGTACCGCGATCGGAACGCATCGCTAGTTAAAGCTGCAATGAAAGATGAAGTCTTTCCCCATAATTGCAGGAGGACAGGTCTAAGAATCTGACGAAAAAATAAATCAAATTCGAGGACATGAACCTCCAATGAGTCCCGAGGTGGATCAACTATCGTATTTATTTTAAGAGTACCAGGGAAAGATATAACCCGGTACAAGTTAAATAAAGTGAGTCAGAGTTTTAAAATCTTCGTCTCACGAGATAGGATCCGTCTTCTATGAAGAATCGGGATAACCCGAGGAATTCCGGACTTAGTACGCGCTACAGCTGCACCCAACAGCTGCGTAGAGGACAATCTTTGTCCCCCCGCAGCCTGTTGAAGAAGTACAGAGCAAGCCTTAAGGTATATAACAACATACTTTAGGCCGCCCTTCGCATATAATTTGTACACAAAAAAAGCATACTCCTTATACACTCTAACATAGGACTTGTTAACACCTACCACTGAGTAACCAATTCTAATGAAAAGGTTAATCAGCGGGCGGCCCAGATTTCTCTGGACCATACCATTGACAACAGACACTTTATCCGCCAACGCTTTAATAAAACGGTTGGAGAATAGTTCATTCATACGATTCTTCATATCAAATTTCTTTAAAGTGGCTCGGACCTCAACCTGAGGAAAGAGACAGATCATATATGAGACTGGTGGCCGGCTACCTAACCTCCCTCTTCAGAGAGGAGCAGGCGCCCGAAGTACGACTGGTTAATGAATAACAGCAGTTAGCATCCCCCCCTATATACAGAGGGCTTTCAAATTATCACTATTGGTCATCATGACAATAGATGCAAGGAGGGCAATCCCCCTCTTAGTTACCGTTTAATAAATCCAAATCAAGTAACAGGATACACCAAGACTCACAGAGACGATATGCCGCGAGGATCTATATTACATAGACTCTCCTTCATTTGTCCTCTGGGTTGCCACACCCAAATCCAGGGATGAGGCTCCGCCTCTTAACTCCTTGATTACCAAGGAGCAGAGATAGGAATGAGAATAATACAATGACCTGTGTTACAAATACAGAGCATTGTTATCAAACTCAGTTTCGGCCGAAGCCGGCTGCAGGTACCCCTAGTAGGGTAGCTTGCGGTGTTAGGTCACCAGAATTTATCCTAATGAGTAGAGGTCAGCCCCAATAGGCTTTCCAATCGACGTAGCTATTTAGTGCTGCCGTCCCCAGACCTTGGCCTGAGTAACGGAGTTTACTAAACTAAGAGCTTGCGGCGACAGAACGCCTAAATTTTCCAACATATCTCACCAGAACCATTCTGGCACCTGACAGGTAGTACTCCTCCCCCAATGGGATTTAGGGAAGAGAGTGCGCTAAGGAAGAGGTATTAACTAATTATTTATCCGTCTTGAAGCTTGCCTTTACGACGGCATCATAATTAATTGTAACATAGCCCTAGCACGTTGGTCTCTCATCACAATGAGGACTACCGACTAGGTTTCACGTGGGGTCATCAGATACGGGAGCTAAAAGAAGCTCACATTACCAATGCTTAAACGCTTTGTGTAAGTCTGGGATTTTCATCCC